TCTCCTTTGAATAGGGTGTCAGAATGCTACCCCGGGAAGGAGAGCACAAAACCAGAGAAACACTCTGACGTATCTAGCCCCAGGTAATTAAACCCAGGACTAAAACTTTGTATTGGTTAGTGGATTATGACAGTCCGGTAATCATGCCGGAGTCTGCAAAGCTCATGTGCTTGAGCGACATCTCACCAGTGATCGAATGCGAATCTGCATCACCAGTCTTAGCTAGAAGTGTTCTAGCGAAGGGTCTGAGTACACAAGTCTTGAACATTGCCGGATCAATTAAGAAGGCGTGAGTTGTCATTTGGTGTCTGTTAAGAACCACTTTGTATTCGCCATATGGACTACATGGCATCTTCGCCTAGTGTCGTTAATACTAGACCGTCTGTAAAGACTGCTTATGCTTTCACATAAGATGAGACTATATCATCACCGCTTGTCGCAGTGTTGTGCGCTTCCACTCACTTGAGTGTACTCCCCGAGGGGATAGTCGTTGCACCTTCCTCAATTACTTGAGGCTTGGCTCAGGATTGTCATATCCATTTCTGGACTTAGAGTTTCCCTGAGTTCACACAATTTAATGTACGCTAGTCGCTTCAACGTACAGATCAATCGCATTGACTAAAGATTTAGCCATATCGAAGTTTCTCTGTCTACCACTTGCAGCTGCAAAGCCAGCAACGATTTGAGCATCGGCTGGTTTAATCATAAACACAGATGGATCTGATCCATTAGTGTAACATGTCTGCCCTAAAGAAAGCAGTTTTGCCTCTGTCATTGCGTCGGTAGAATTGGAACCAGCATCAATACTAGTAGAGATCAACTGATCAATACTTGCCATTTCTCTGGCTGTACTTGCGTTACCAGCCGCAGCGGCATTAGAAGCTCCGACGAATGCAAATTCTACGTCTCTCTTAATATTTTTGAGAGTTCGACCCATTTGGTATGCGGTTTCTTTCGCACGGCCATAGGTTTTAACTGCATCAGATGTCTCGGAGATCTTGAAAGTCTCAGAAATAATCTGACAAGTCCCAGTCCTTTCGGTCGGGTTGCCTAAAGTTATGTCGGCCTGATCGGCTCCCTCAACTTTCGCATTTGCAGCAGCTGATCGTAAGCTGTCTTCGAGGTAGCTAAAAGTTCTGTTGTGAACCTTCTCGCTTTTGAACATGGTATAAAGAGGCGTGTCTGAAGGAGTAATTGTAGTAATTACGTCAGAAACATCCTCAGCTTTACCGATTTGGTTATATGTAGTAAAAAGTGCCAAGATAAATATCCTTTCATGGCGTGAGAGTTGGGGTTAAGTTTCCCAGCGCGATAACAATACCTCTGCAATATCATCAAGATTACCAGACAGCTGTGAGCCCTCTCTCATCCGCTTCATTGCGGCAGAGGTCTTGGCTTGTTTCGCATCTTGCGAACTAGCTGGTGCTTTCTTCGATCTCAAAACCTTCACCGGGGGTTTAGCAACCTTTTTGGTGGCGGCAGTTTTCTTGGACTGATCGTATAGTCGGGCTTTGTTCAGAATCTTGATCACGGATGGATCAACGTATTGATCGACCTGATCTTGCTGGAAACCCTGGGACACCGCATAGGTTCGAATAGAGTTATAGAGCTCGTTCGACCAATCGGGTACATCTGCCGATAGTACTTTAATACATTCCTGGGCTTGCATCTGTTGTTGCTTCACCTGGTCTTGCTTAAAACTATCGTAGAAACTATTGGATTCTTCTTTTAGAAACTTGAGATTGTCTTCGGCTACTCGGGCTTCATTCCTGAGTTGGGCAAAGTCTTCGTCTGACATTTGCTTGGCAGCAATAAGCATATCCACTTTAGAATATGGTTCCCATTGCTTCTCAGCTCGCTCGAGCATCTTGTTGTAATGCAGTGAGGTACGTTCCAAGGCATCATCAGCCTCTTTACGTCTTGCACTGGTCTCCTGAGACTTCTTAGTGAGAGAAGCTTCTTGTCCGTAAAGACGTTTCAAGTCCTTCAAAGATGCCTGTTTAGTTTCACCGTCAACTGAGATTTCAACTAATGACTCATCGGTTAATTCCAATGACTCTTCAGCATCGTCTTCGTTTTCGACTTCTTCAACGGGGTCTTCTTCGGTTTCTTCGTCGTCAGGGCTTTCTACTTCATTCTCTATTTCATCCAGGTCGTCTGTCTCAGTGACTTCCTCAGATGTTGCCTCGTCAGAGCTTTCGGCTGGTTGATCTTCATCAACGGCCTCCCACCTCTTTAGGATAGCATCTTCTACATCGATTTGACCCAATGCATCTGTTACAGGTTCTAGTTCTTGGACGTTGGTATCACTCAATGGTCCACCCTTTCTTCTGTTTCGCTGTTGTCGCGTTCTATTTTATTAAGTATCTCGTCTCTCACATTCACGCGCTGTTTTAGCGTGTTCACAAGATCAACCAGGGCCCGGTAGTGGGCGTAGGCAGATTCTCGTACATCCTTCTCAGAATGCTGTGAGTTAACGAATTGTTGAAAAGTTGCTTCCACGATAGAATCGATAGATCTCGAGAAAGCTTCGTGATTGATTAAAACCTCGGCATCATTGCCTTGGTCAACTAATACATCATCAGTAGTGCTCATCCTTATTTCCTTTCTTTTTATTATTTCTTAGGCGGTCTGCCTTTTTTAGTTCCGTAAGTACCTGGGCCTTTTGGCATATGCATTTCCTTCCTTGGTTAATTATCCGTTAGGGCTTGCGATTGCTCGAACATCATCAGTTGACTGAGCGAGGATCATCTCGGCTCTGTCGATTACCTTCTTGTGTTCAAACATTGCTTCTTTCAGATCAATTCCATCTGATTGTATTGCGAATGATTTCTCAGCTTTCATCTGGTCGAGCTCAGCTTTCATCTGTGCAATTTGAGTTGTTAATTGAGCTTTCTGCTCAGCAACCGTAGTCTGTCTTTCTTGGATCTCCATAGTTTGTTGGACTTGTTGTATCTGTAACTCTTGCATTGGATCTGGCTGCTCTTCTGGCAGATCTTGAGGTGCAGTAAGGTAAGACTTAACATTCTTAATACCAGTGAGGTCCATAACGTGGGACATCAAATTGTATTGGTTTTCAGCGGTGTACATTTTAGCGAGACTTGGGTCACTTTGGAAAGCTGTGTGCATACCTAGGTACTTCTCAGCTTCTTTCTCTTGTTCACCATATCCCAGGGCTAATTCGACAGTAACGTCACGTTTGGATGCCCAGTCTGATGGGTTTACCTCAACGTACTCTCCGCCAGTCATCTCAATGATTTTCTGGCTGTCTTCGTTTTCGACACACAGCGAGTAAACCTTGTGGTATAGAGGCTTTAGGAATGTGTTAGCAAAGTTCCTGGCAATGATCTTCTGACGCTGTTGTGACATCGATGCCAGCTGTTCAACCATTGCAGCTGAGTTCTGCTTGGACACAGCATCTTTGTTTAACCCTTGGCTTAGTCTACTAACTCCAGTTGTCTCTTCTTTGTCTTGTTCGAGCTGTTGAATAGTCTGGAAGATAAACGGGTTAAGCGGAGCTTGCATCATCGGAGAGATAGCATCCGGACGAGTTACATTTACTAGGCCACCAACTCGGTTATCAATTAGCTCTCTAGGGTTCGACAATCCACCTTTGATAACTACATATCTTGGGTTTGTAGATATAACTGCGTGATCTAGGATTGCCCTGGTTAAGACAGTTCGAGCGTTCTGGGTTGGAATAACTTTCGCGCTGAAGTTACTTCCAAAAAATGCATGAGGGATCGGGAGCGGAACGAATGCTATGAATGGTTTCCCGGACACTTTATCTTTCGATAACAGTTGATTCCCGGCCTTTACGATACGATATAGTTCGGCAATTCCAGATCCCTCAATATCTAGACTGAGATAAGATTCATATACTGTTATGGATCTCACTTGGTCTTGATATGAGCCTGACCCAAAACCTCTGTCAGCTCCTATGTTCTCATGACGAGATAGGACTTCTGGGTCGGTTTCTAGGTCGACGTCATCGTGTTCCCCAATGCGATCTAGTTTCTTCTCATCCCAGCCTTCTTCACGAAGCTCAGACAAAGTCTTTCTAGTTCTATGGGCACAGAAGATAACGTCTTCTAAACTTTTCGCTTGGGGAGCTATTAGGAACTCCTCAGGGGCGACATTTTCTATAACAACTTGCGATGTATCCTCAGTGATAGCAAACGTACCACTCGTGAGCCCGAGCTCGTCTGGGGTGGATATTTCATCGATTTCTACATTGTCTTCAGCCAGGATGGAATCAAGCTCATCGGCTGTTAAATCTGAGAACTCCTCAATTCGTGTTTCATCTTGGGTTTGCCAGAACACTTTAGCTATCCCAGCTCTAGCGATCAGGCCGTCGTGAATCGCAGTTGTCATGACGGAGTACAAATTATTTTGGCGATTGCAGACGTAATCTGTATAAGATGTGCACACCTCAGCCATCCGGGCATCTTCGCCAGTTTGAGGCTCAAACTTAACTGTCCTGTTGCCAGCTGCGAATGTCTCTAAAAGTGTAGCTTTAGAGCTCTCCACAGAGTCGTAGACGTCCTGGCTTACATACTTGGAGTTACCATCATGGGTTGGGCGTGGAAGGACTGCATTATAATAGTCTAAAACTTTCTTACGCTCTCGACTTAGTTGAGAGTCATAATAGCCTATCGACCTTCGGATATTGTCCTCGATCAAGGTAACTATGTCTGAGTCACTCAGTTTTTTGTAGTCTTTTTTAGATGCCATTTTAAATCACTTCT